CCGTACCTACAACAGCCTTGCTGGCGTTCTAGGTGATTTTGATGCAAGTTCCGATGTTGCCAAGATTGCAACTCGTGTGTTTGGTCAAGACAATGCTCCTACTCAAGTCATTGTTGGTCGTAAGCTTGGTAATGAAAGCTATACAACCGCAATCAATGCAGTAGCTGCTGAGAATGATACTTGGTTTGTTCTACTAGCAGATACCCACGTTGTTTCAGAAGTCTTAGAACTTGCTGCTTATATTTCAACCACCAAGAAGATTTATTTCACCTCAAGTCAAGATGCTACTAACGTAACTGCCGGTGGCAATCCTCTAGGTGCCCAGCTTAAAGCTTTGGGTTACGATCAGACTAGCGCAATGTATCACACTCAAGCTGATACCTACTTCCCTGAAGCTGGTTGGGTTGGTAGTCAGATTTCCTTTACTCCTGGCGCTAACACTTGGGAATTCAAGACCATTGAAGGTGTTCCAGTTGATACCCTGAGTGCTACTGCTCGTGGTCTTCTTGAAACCCGTAATATGCCTTACTACGTTGCTGTAGCCGGTGTTAACATCACTCGTAATAGCAAAATGGCTGATGGTACTTTCATCGATCAGAAGATTGGTGAGTTTTGGACTATCGCTCGTATGCAAGAGTCTGTATTTGGTATGCTAGTCCGTAAGCCTAAAGTACCTTACACCGATGCTGGATTTACCCTAGTTGAAGCTCAGATGCGCTCTGTACTGGCTCTAGGTGTTGCTAACGGTCTTTACTCAGCTTACACCATCACTGTTCCACGGGTTGCCGATATCCCAGAGAATCAGCGTCTACAACGTATTGCTGGTGATTTCCTGTTTGATGCGACTCTTGCTGGTGCAATCCATCGCGTTGTAATTAAAGGAGTTGTACATGTCTAATTTTGCACTAGCTACTTATGATCCTACTCAAGTAGTTATTATTCTTGAGCGTAATGGTCTGTCTCACGTTGTAACTGGCGTTAGTGAAGATCAAATTGTGAGCATCGAGCGTACCGATGCTTGGAATGAATCAGTTGGCGCTTACGGTAATACTACTCGTATTTATAACCCCGTATGGGATAAAGCAGACATTACCATTCCTCTTCAGCAAACCTCTGAAAGTAATGATGTTCTTGATGCTCTTTTCCATAACGACATCCGCAATATCAACAGTGATAACCTGTTCTCTCTAACCATCAAAGATAACAGTGGTCGTAGCCTTCACTATGGTTATGAAGCTTATGTTGCTCGTAAGCCTTCAGCTACTTACGGCAACGGCATGAATAACCGTGAGTGGATGATCCGCGTTAACAAGCTTGAAGATAAACTTGGTGGTAACACTAAAGTTGAACAAGCTACTGCTGACGCTGTTGTCGGTTTTGGTGGTGATCCTATTGCTGCTCGTTGGGTTCGTAACGCTTAAATAAGAAAGAAGGGGCTGTAGGGGAGGCTTTCTCCCCTCTCTCCATAAGGAGATAATATGGCCTATGCAATGTACGATCCATCCTCTGTTTATGTTTTCATTGCAGGACTCTTGCAGGTTGAAGATGTTACCGATGGGACGTTTATTGAAGTTACTAAAGACTCTGATTTATTTAACACTACCGTAAGTGCTGATGGTCAAGTCTACAGGATGAAGACCCCTGGTAATACTTACACTGTGACGTTATCTCTTCAGTCGGTGAGTAAGTCAAGTGAAGTTTTGCAGTACCTAAGTGTAGCAGATCAGCTTACTGGGGTTGCAATGTTTCCTTTGATTATTAAGGATACTAAAGGCTCAAGCCTGTTCTTTGCTACCTCTTGTTGGGTTCAGAGTCAACCAACTCTTTCATTCTCCCAGAATATTGAAGCAAGGGTTTGGACTATCAAAGCTACTGGAGTTACTACTGTGTTTGGTAATAACTACGGAGCATCATCTACTTCTGAGGATATTGCCAACGGTATCATTGGTGCTATCCCTAATCTATCAGGATTGCTATAATGTCTGACATCTCAACTTATAGCCCTGAAGCTGTTGTATTTATTCTTGGTGGTGCAACCTTGACGGGCTGGAACAGTATTGGTATCAGTCGTGATGCCGAACAGTTCAACGTCATCAAAGGTATCCGTGGAAAGCACACTCGTTCAAGAAACTATGACAACAGTGCAACCATTGTTATCGATATGCCTTTTTCTTCTGAGTGGAATTATATTCTTTCTCAGATCGTAAGTCAAGACACTCAATCTGCTACGGGTCGCTGTGAGATTCTTCTTAAAGACAATAGCGGTCGCAGCATCTTCAAGACAACTCAAGCCTATGTACGCAAGTTTGCTGATGTAACTTTTGATGCTACTATAAGCAGCCGTATTTGGACAATCCAATGTCTTGATGTTGATGTATATACTGTTGGTGGATCAACTTCCCCAGCAGCTTCTTTGATTAGCAGTATTAGCAATAAAGTAACAAGTATTTTTTCTTAACCATAAGAATTTAGGAGATTCAAATGGCTCTTATGACTAAACAAGTGACCGTCGAAGGTTACAAGAATAGTGAAGGTGAGGTTCAAGACTTCCTTTACACCTTCAAGAAGTTTCCTGCTGAGAAAGGCCTAGACGTTTATATTCGCTTTGGTAAGATCATGCAAGGCGAGCTAGATATGTCAGCAGCTTTCGTTAAAGAAGTGATTTGTGGTAGTGCTTCAATCGGCTCTACCGGTAAGATGACTCCTGAAAAGTTTGATGATCACTTCTCTGGTCAGTTGACCCATATGATGAATGTCTATAACGAAGTTCTAGCATTTAACTTTGATGTAAATTTTACCGAAGACGATTCCGAAGAGACGAACTAAAACGTCAGGAGTCGTCAGAGCTTGATATAAAAATAGCCGAAGAGTTTTCTCAAGATTGGCTAATATTTAAAGTTACAACGCACAAGCTCAAACTCTGCACATTACATGAACTCCAGACAATTTATTCTTTAGATCAACTTTATGATTTTGAAGAAATGATTGAAGTACATGAGGCAATGCACGAGTCAGCTAGAACAAAAGCAGAAGCTAAAGCTCGTGCTGAAGCAGAGCGCAATAAAGGGCGTAAATAATGGCTGGACAAAGCATCGCTCAATTCTGGGCAGACCTTGGTGTAAGAGTTGACGCTAAAGAAACTCGTAAGATTGATGCAACCCTGAAGTCAATCGAAAGGCGATTTATTAACTTTAAAAAGCAACTTGAGAAACAAGGCGCTCTTAATCTTGAGATTGCAAAGTTTAAAGTTGACCAAAAAGCTCTATCTTTCAAACTTGGTGAAGCCTTAGATAGAGCTGCCAAGAAGGTTAAATTTGAAGTAAGTCAATTCGTAGTTGACGATGAAAAGTTAGCAAGGATTTTACAAAGGTCTGTCAATAAGGCTACAAATCGGATTCACAAACCTGATATCAAGGAGCCTAGACAGCCAAGGGAACCCCGTCCTAGTCGTAGGCGAGAAGAGAGAGATTACGAAGGTGGTAGACATGCCCGTATGGGCCTCTCAGCAGGCTTTGGTGCAGCAGGTGGCTTAACCCTAGGCCGGGTCTACGGAACAGCAGCAGGGCTTGCTCTAGGCGGTTATGGACTCTCTGCGTTGAACCAACGAAACCAGCAAGTCCAGTCTGCTCAGCTCACAACTGAAGCTGTGGTAGAACAAGCTGGAGGTAGTCAGCAACAAGGTCAGCAAGCTTTTAATTGGCTTAGACAGCAAGGTAACCGAATTGGTTTTAACTACCTTGAGGCTGCTGGTGATTATAACAACGTAATCTCAGGTATTACAGGTGCTGGTGGTACAGTAGCTCAGGGTCAGAACATCTTCAAAGGGTTTTCTGAATACGGCAGAGTTAACCACATTGACACCGAAAGACAAAAGCGTGTATTCAGAGCGCTGAGTCAAATTGCTGGTAAGAACCAGCTCATGTCTGAAGAGCTTGACTTAAGGCTCGCTGCTTAGAGATAGGCAGAAAAATAAACTTCTCTAACTGCTGGAAACTCCTGTTAAGGGTTGACTACTTCTCCATTTTAGTGATAGAATGGATGAACATACTGGTAATTCGGTATGGGATAGTAAAAATGTCAATCATAGGGACAATCAGCAACGAAGTCTGATCAAACCCTCCGAAAATCAGTAGGAGCTTAAAATGAAAGAATCAAAAATTATTCAAGATGTTTTGGTAATAAGATCATCTCTTTTTCCTAACTATGGTTGCTCTGCTTGCGGTAGAGCTTTTAGGTGGGATAGAGAAAAAGAAATGTCGGTTGGAATGGGTCGAGGTGAAAAGCACCAATACCCTGTGTTCCGGGTGTGCCACAACAACAAGCCTTCATGGGCCAGTATGCACGTGGTGGTTGCCGATTGCTGGATTGAAAACGACGATCCAGTAAATAAAACTGAAGTAAACCATAAGAATGGAAATAAGAAAGACTATTCTGTTTCTAACCTTGAATGGTGCACTAAGTCTCAAAACCAAAGACATGCTATTGAGACAGGTTTAAAGCAGAGGTCTGAAGAACTTTATAACTCTCAGCTTACAGAAACTCAAGTCCACTTGATCTGCCAAAAGCTACAACAAGGGGCAAGAGTTATTGACTTGTCTGAAGAGTTTGAAGTCTCAAAGGATATTATTCGCAAGATTAAAGATGGAAGCACGTATTTCCACATACGTACTTTATACCCTATAAATCACGCATACAAAAAAGACTTTTCCGAATCTACAGTAAGATGGGTCTGTGACAAGATTGTTCAAGGATTCGCAGATAAGCGAATTTCAGAAATGTCAGAAAATAAAGACATGGTGACAATTGAAGTCAAAAGAATACGGAATAAGATCAGATACCGTTATATATCTGACGAATACTTTTGATCAGAAACGCTCAACGACCAGTCGAAAGACGTAGGATCAAGCGATCCGAAATGGGAAGCCCATAGCAGGTAAAGCTGATGGTGAAGATATGGTCTCTTCTGCATAGAGATATGTAGCAGTTCATAAGAGAACGGAGGAAAGGGTAGCGCCTTTCCTTGAAGAATTAAGAACAGGTCAACTAGCAGAATCCCTCCCCGGTGCAGTATCTCTCTTCGCTGAAGCTTATCAGCGTCAAACAGGTGGTAAGCTAAGCGGTACAGAGTCAATTCAAGCCTTGCAAGCAGCAATGAAGAAACGCCTTGTCAAAGGTGATATTCTAAATACTGCTGCTTCTATTGCCTCTGAACGTGCAGGCCCTAGCCTTGCAATGTCAGCTCGTACTTCTCAATCTGAACAAGCTCGATTTGAGAACACGACTAACGATCTAGTTCGTCTTGCCAACCAATCTGGCGTTGAAGAGGGGTATGCTCGCCTATTCAGAACTCTTAATGATGGTTTACAAGAGTCAGGTCCTCTAGTAAAAGCTTTATCAGAGGGATTTAATACTCTTACTGAACGTGTTCGCGTTCTTATGCTCATCCCTCAATCTTTCCAACGTTTATTGCAAGGTCGTGATAGCTTTATCACTGACATGATTGGTTTGGATAAGGCTGAAGAGGTTCGTAAGCTATTTGGCGATATGGAGACTTTCGGTAACAACTTCTCTGAGTTAACCAAAACAATCGGTGAAGGTTGGAAGCTTATTTTCCAACAGATGCAGCAGATCGACGGGCTAAGTATCACTAAGGTGATGGCTAAGCAATTAGGTGTTGCTACTGATATTGTTAAAGGAATTAATAGTGCTGCTAAGGGTGACTATAGTGGTGCAGGTGAGTCAGCCTCACAAGCAGGTAAAGGCTATCTACAGACTCTTACAAGTATTCCTCGTGGTATTCTAGACTTCGGTGCCAATAAACTTGGTCTTGGTGAGAATGCAGTTACCAATGCTCTAGGTCTTGGTCCTACTGCTCCACAAATACCTTTTGACCCTGTTGATGAGCAAGGTAGAGTAAATGGAGTTATTCAAAGGTCAACTGATCCAACACTTATGCAAAATCAGATGCAGAAAGATGTCACAGCTAATACGACTAACAACAATGATAATCGTGTGAACGTTACAGTTGGTGATATTACCGTACAGACACAAGCAACTGATGCAGCAGCGATTGGTTCTGATATTGGTCAGCAACTTCGTGATGCTTTGAATAACACTTTCAGTGATGCACGTATTCAATATCCTTCTATTGGACGTTAACTAAACGTGGGGAAGCATTCTCCATAAGGAGTCTTTCTTGAGTTTAGGTTTGAAATACACAAGCGAAAATAAAGAGGATGGGGAGAGTTTCTTCATTCTCTTTGACGCAGTACAGAGTTATACTAAAAGTATCAAAGGTCAGACTACTAGGCACCCTATTGCTGGCGGTAAGCTGATTACTGATAACTATACAAGGGATAATCCTACGTTCGGGTTTACAGGTGTTATCAGTGTGGCAGATATCTCTAACTTCATGGAAGTGGCGAGAGACGAAGACAATGCTATTGCAAACAATGCAAATCTTCAGCCAGGGGAAGTAATTGTCCTAGAGAATACCTCAACTCTAACTAACCTTATACCTGCATCAATCAGTCAATTCTTACCAGACTCTAACTCAAGCGTCTCTCTTGGCACAGACCTTATCAGAACTAACTACAAAGACTTTGTTGTTCAAGTTCTTGAGAGACTAATGTCTGGTGAGAAGTATGATGAGTCTAAAAAGAAAGTTAAGACATTCATCCGACCTATTAAGCTTTATGAGTTTTTAGGGACTAACTTAGATAAAGTTATTGATAATGTTGTGTTGACTTCTTTCTCTGTTAAAGAGGATGTTGATACAGGTGATTGCCTTATCTGTGAGCTTGAATTTGAACAGGTTAAGTTTGTAAGTTTAAGGACCTCTGCTCTGCCTGCTGATGTTCAAAATGCTTTAAAAAAGAAGGCCACAGCTAAGCAGAACAAGGGCAGTGTGAACTCTAAAAAGACATCTGTTCTTGACGCTGATGTAGAAAATAAAGATGATACTGACAAGCTGAGATCAGCAGTTAAGACAGGAGGCGCTGATTAATGGCAAGTTACGATTATGTACCTCTTCCGCTTTACGCTGACAGCTTTTATTCTTACTCTGTAAGTCTTGAAGGCAATAGTTACACTATTGAAATTCTGTACAACGAACGCTCTAAGATATGGCATATGTCATTATTCACTGAAGATGGTGATGCTATCGTTCAAGGTGTAGCTATGGTTCCTCAGTATCCTATTCTTCAGGACTACTTGATTGATAACCTGACTGGCTTCTTCTGGCTTACCCCTGTACCTTCTATTACTTCAGAGAAGTATATCACTGAGCCTGAATCGCTCAATCAATACTACACATTCAAGTACATTACTAACTTTGTTGATAATTAAGGATAGCACCCTCTATGAAGTATGATAACTATTACCTAAACAGAGGGTATCAACTTATTATTGGCGATTATCGTAATGACCCAAATAATGGTGTCTTGATTGATAATCTTCAGATTACATTTGAGGTTAGTAAGTCTATCAGTAATAAAGATAAGACAAACTCAGCTACTATTGAAATCTATAACCTTGATGAACAGACATTAGCACTGCTTGATAAAGAGTTTATTGCTGCTGATTTCTATGCTGGCTATGAGAATCTTGAGATTAAGAGATTGTTTGCTGGAGAGGTTGTGCAGGCAACTACACGTAAGCAAGGAACGGATGTTGTAACTCAATTGCGAATGGGGGCTGGATACTCTCAGGTTAACCATGGTGTTCTAAACCAACTTGTTAGCCCTGGCCGTACTGTGAAAGAGGTGTATGAGGAACTTCGTAAGAATGTCTCTGGTATTAACAGAGGCGTTTACAATGGAGCTAATCTGAATAATCCTGTTATTGATGGTTATCCTATCTATGGTAATGCTAAGTCCGAGCTTAATAAACTCAGTCAAGCTACCCAAACACAGTGGCAGATTGATGGTGATGCTTTGTACGTCTCTGATGCTGGTACAGGTTGGATGAGTGATAAAGGCAGAGCTATTGTTATCTCTCCTGAAACTGGGTTGGTTGATATTGCATACAAAGTTGCTGCTGAGGGTTATAAGAAGAAAATGGACCCAGCTAAGACTGATGGTATTCAATTTAAGGCTCTTCTAAATCCTTCACTAATCCCTGGCTGCATTATAAAATTGGAGCAGGATGATGCTGCACTCGACGGATTTTACACTGTAACCTCTGCCAGATTTACTGGAGATTTTCGAGGTAATCCTTGGTTTGTCGAGTGCAGGTGCGGTAAAAAATTAGGTTAAGTTTCTTCCGTGGTTTTTAGTATAACCTAGTTTAATTTCCCAAGATTTTCTAAAGCAGCAGGCCTCAAAGAAATCATCAAAATAACCTTGAATACTTTTATCTCCTATATTTGAAACCCACTTATTTGTGTGACTATACCACCTCACTCCCGTGATCCCAGAAGTATTCTTTGTAGATTTTTTCCTATTTCTTGAGTTTGTTTTTGGATCGCAAGGTCTCAAGTTAGAGATACAATTGTTTAAACCGTCCCCATCATAGTGGTCAATATCAGGAGGATTACTGTCTTCGTGATAGAGAGCATATATTAATCTGTGGGCAAGATAAACAACAGAGCCTGTCTTTATTTTTAAGTATTTGAGATTTGGTGTATTTTTTTATCTGACAAGCAAAACCGGGTGATCTTTTATGAAAACCTGTATGCCAAGATTTAGAATCTTTTTCTGATTTGAAATGATGCAATGGTCTTTCTTTCCACTCAATAAGACCAGTATCAAAGTCAATCTTGAAACACTCTTTCATGTATTCTAAATCTATGGTTTTAATCTTCATAATCACTCTCCTTAAGTTATTTAGTATTTAATCATTCCACTGAGTTCTAAGAATTCGAGATAGATTACTCCTAAGCAAAGGCCATACTGAACTTAATCAGCCTAAGACCTAAGCTTCGGTCAATCTCGATTCCAGAACTCCCCCGTGAGAAGCAGATTATCTGCCATTCCACTTGAGACTTAAGGTTAACATAGATCGCACGGGTACGTCTATGCCGAGCTAAGGGTTTAATGAGATTACCTTAGTTGAAGGACTTTTATACGTTCTCACACGCTGCTACCGTCTCTTCCTTCTTTCGACTAGAGACTGCATTGTTAGTAGCTCTCCCAGTATGCTTTAAGTGCTGGACGCTGTGTACAGTTAGCCCCCATCCAACACCGATTCGAAAGAATGTCGTTTTCCGTTAGACTTTCAAAATGTATTAACCATTGTACAGGTGAATTTCTCTCCTGTCAACACCTTTAGGAGAAACTGTGTGGCAGATCAAGAGATATCACTTCAGGAGACGTTGCAATCTGCTGTAGAGCATCACCTTGAGCAGATGAATACCTGTGTTCCTGGCTTTGTAATTCGTACAATCAATGACTTACAAGGGCAGCAGGTAGATGTTCAGATTGCTATTAATTTCAAGGGCTATGATGGCAGCTCACAAGAACGTCCTCCTATCCTGAATGTACCTGTAGTGTTTCCTGCATCATCTACTAGTGCTATCACCTTTCCGCTCAATCCTGGTGATCCTGTATTGCTTGTATTCAGTCAACGTGGTCTGACAGCCTGGAAAGGTAGTAATGGTTATGCGTCTACTCCTACAGACTATCGAATGTTTGATATTAAAGACTGTGTTGCAATCCCTGGTGTTTTCCCGGTAGGACGCGCTCCAAACAACCCCGCTAAACGCCGCTGGCCCCACTCTACACACGATTTGGTGGTAGCCCATAACCTAGGTAGTGGGGTAGAGGTAGAATTGCGTCTGAGCGAATCTGGGAAGCTTATAATCAATACAGATGTAGCCGTTGAGGTAAATGCCCCTGAGACTACTTGGACAGGTGATATTACCCACAATGGAGCTTTCATCAACACAGGCATGGTTGTGAGCAATGGTGTAATCCTTGATGCCCACGTTCATTCAGGTGTCCAATCAGGCCCCTCTGTTTCAGGTCCTCCTGTTAAAGGATAGTTTATGGATATTAAGTTAAACGGCTATGATGCTACATTCGTAAATGGTCCTGATATTCGCTCGATGATAGTTGCAGACCAAGCTAATGTCGTAGCTCAACGTCTAACTATTAGATTGAGAACGTTTTTGGGGGAATGGTTTATCAACACTACATATGGAGTTCCTTACTTTGAAAGGATTCTTCGTAAAGGTGTTAATAAAACTACCGTTGATAATATTTTAAGAGAGCAGATTCTAGAAGAAGCTGGAGTCCTTGAGATTAAATCGTTCTCATCAAATTTTAATGCAGCAGCTAGAAGCTATTCTTGTTCATTTCAAGTTAAAACAGCAAGCGGAACATCACAACCAGTTACCGTTTCTGTCTAAAAAGAGAGATTTTATATGGCAGACTATGGCGTATTGGATACTGGTTTTGTTGTAAAGCGTTTGACTGAGATTCTGAACAGTGATAGAGCACGGGCTGTAACTCTGTTTCAAGACTTAGTTCAGCCAGGAGATGTTGTAGATACATCTGATAGCTCAATTTTGGGTCGATTGATTGGTATTATCTCTCCTGCCGAAGCTGACGTGTGGGAAGCTGCTCAAGAGGTGTATGACGCCTTTAATCCAAACTCAGCTACAGGTATTGCCTTAGATAACTTAGTATTCTTGTCTGGCCTTACTCGCGAAGACCCAACCTACTCAACTGCTCAGGCAATTTTCACCGGTGATGTAGGAACACTTATTCCTGCTGGTCAAACTATTCGAGCAACCACCAGCACTAATGATTTCCGTAACACCACAAGCGTAACTTTGTCAGCTAATAGTGCTGTAGGGGTGGGAGTATCACCTTCTACAGTTGCAGACAATGCCACCTACACCCTAACTTATTCTAATAGCAGCAGCTCAACCACTATTAGCTACACCAGCCCAACTTCCTCATCAAGAGCAAGCATTCTATCTGGTATTGCAGGAGTAATTAATAGCAGTCACCCACTGCTTGACACCTCAATTTCCAATAATATCTTGTATGTCACTGTCGCTGATCAAACAAGCTCATACAATTGGACTTCAAGTACCAACCTCGGGATAAACAAGTCTTCAAATATCAGTAGCGTACAGGCTGTAAACACTGGTCCTATTGCTCAAGAAGCTAACACTATTACCCAGATTCAAACCCCTGTGCTTGGTTGGGATAGTGT